CAATCCATGCACAAACGCCCCCGGAGAGCATCATATTCATCGTTTGGGTCGCAATCTCGAGATTCTCCAAATCCCAAGTTCGGTGTTCCCCGGCATAAGGACCGTCAATCCATACGCTGTGAAGGCGAAACACTTTAGTTGATCTCCACGAACTTCATAATGTCTGCCTCGCTCAATCCGAGTTCGGCCATCGCGGCTTCCCGTCGAAGTTGCTTCTGGGATTTCGCCTGAACCTTTGGTGCTGGCTTACTGGCTTTTGGCTGCGCAGCGACCGGTCGAGGGTCGAGGAACGACGGAATGTGACCGGCGAACGTGCGGGCTTTACGCTGCTTTGCACGAACACGGGCGAAGCGCGCTCGACGTTCCGCACCCGGCAGACCGTCGCGGCAATCGTCGTCTTTGGCGTTTGCGCGGGCGTGGTTGTTTGCACCACCATGACGCTCGCAGTGCCATCGACCTTCATGGTCTTTTGAAATGTTGGGGTCGAACACACGGCAGCCACCTGCAAAAGAGCAGGTGACTCCGTGCGTCGAGTCGGCAGCAAGGCGATTGCCGTTTGCTAGGGCGGAAGCATTGTTACCTTTTGGTGTCCGAGACATGGGAAGAATCCTCTTGTGCGTTCGGCGGCTTCAGCGCCCCCAACTATCTATAACATAGCATACTAGGCTGTGCGTGTCAAGGGGAAAAAAATTACCGCGAATCGGCGCTTTCGCGCTTTGTGATCTCCGCGACCTTCAACATCGCCTTGTTCCGAAGCCCGTCGAAATCATCTCTATAGTATGACGGGGCATGCTCGGGAGTCTTCATCGTCCCAATTCTGAGAGCAAGGTCAAGCGGGCAATTCGGATGTTCGATGAAACGCGACAACGTGTAAGTGCGGCTCTTTTCCTCGTCTGACAAATCGTCGTGAATCTCCTGAAGAAGTTTGGCTGGCGTTCGGCTATTCTGCTTTTTGGCTGACCACCAATAGTTGCCACCGAAGAATGCTTGCATCATGCGCCAGTGTGACCGTTTGTTATTCTTGAAATACTGACGGTATACTTCCGTATATTCCTTCTTTTTCAACTTAATCGTTCCATGCGCCATCATCGTTGCCTTGAAGACGTAGCCTCGATGGTCCCAGAGTTCCCGCGCTGCTTCCGGTGTGATGTTTGGGTTGCTGGCAAGATACTCCTTACCGAGACGGTAATGACCCTTTGAAATCGCAAGCATCGTTTCCGCATCAGTAAAGCGATTCTTTGCAAGACCTGTAATCTCACTGTTCTCCATCTTGCCGATGTTGTTCGCATAAGGCGAGCTATAAACTGTAGTCATTCTATTTCTCCTCGCTCGGAAGACTAAACGGGTCCACCAGAGCGTTTGTTTGGGTATTAAGTTGTGTTTGTTGTGTTGTCATAATCTTCTGCCAGCACCATTCGGCTGAACCTTCTTCTTGTTGGTCGGATTCGTCACCGCTCCAATGAAAACGATCTTGCATCAAGTCGCGATAGTTGTCCAACGCCACCAGAATGGTGGTCACTTCCTTGTCCGTTAGTTCAATCTTCATCTTGCTTGAACTTCGACTTCTGGAATACTACCGGGTGCATGATGTGATCCGCGATGCCGCGAGCCTTTCCAACATGACACGAAGTGGTCATTGAGTGGAAGTCGCCACCGGGAGATGTGAAGTCTCCCAAAATGGTTTGACCACTACGGGAACGATAACCAATTCGCAAATTGTATGAAAACAAATCGCGGCCATTTGTACAAAGTGCTCCGGTGTGAGAACTGGCAGTTTCGCCATCCTTCCACTTCTCAAGCACCTCTTCATTTCTTAGTCTACTCATCTTCTTCCTCATCGAAAGACGGGCTGTCGTATTCTTCATCAAAACCATAGCGTAGTGAGTTACAGGTATCCCAAATATTCATCGTCTGTTAAGTTCCTTTTCATAAGAGTATGCGCTGACCATAATCCAGCACAGGGCTAAAAGCATTAGTTCAATCATTAGGTTTTCTTTTTCGGGTTGTGTAGTTTATTTATCGGTCGGAACGACAACCATTCGTTCCGGCTTCGGGTTAAAGTAGGGTCGGTTGCCGTGGTACTCATCGGTAATCCACATCCGCTGAACATTGCAGCGAACCGGCTTCGGCGCTTCCATGTCAGTGCAGATGATAAGACCATCGAACCCTCCGGTTTCATTGACAAACTTGGTCGGAGCGTCGAAGCAGGTTCCACCATACATCGTGCGCTCGGTCTTGCGACTTTGCCCCTTCTTCCAAACCCAGTTCTTCTCGGGGTCCACGCGGGTATCGAATGGAATCACTGTGAAGTCTGCAATCTTTGCCAGGGTGTTCAACTCCGCAAAGAATGCGGTCAGCATAGCCTCGGAAACAGAGCCGGATTGGTCGATTGCAACCGCAATCTTTGCAGTCCGAGTTGCCTTCTTGCCGGGATGCTGGTAAGGGTAACGCTTGTTAATCTTACGAACCGTGCTCCGCTTGTTAGCCTTCTGACTCTGCTTCACAAAGTAGCGAAGCACCTTGCGCCAGTCAACCTTCGTTGAGATAGAGGCGATGATTTCCTTTCGGCAATCAGCGGGAACACTTCCCCATCCTCGGGACGACGTGTTTGCTTCCTCAACTGCATCCTTGATGAACTCCTTGACTCGCTCCTCGGCAATCTGCTTTGTCTGCTCGTCAACATCATCCCAACCAGAGTGGTCATCGAAAGAGTCCATTCCGTCCAGGGGGTTTCCGTTGCCCTGTCCCGGCTGTCCTGCGCCGCCTTCGCCTTCGCAGTTGCCTTCGCCCTCGGGCGGGTCCTTCTGCATCTTGCGAAGCTCGCGAAGATAGTGCTCGGCAGTCTTGTGTGGTTGCAAGTGGGCGAATGGCCCCTGTCCAGGGAAGCAAGCACCCTCGGGAAGATTCGGCAGGTTGCCGTTAATTGCGAGGTCCATCGCGATGTTGTGAATCTTCCGTTCGTTCGGTGCCATGTCCCGGAAGGACAGAAAGCGCCCACCAGTAACATGCTGAAACACAATGTGATAGAACTCATGCTTTAGAATGTCCTTTCGTGCTTCGTCCGTCAGGGGCGCGAAGAACTTTGGGTTATACACCATCTGCAACTTGCCTTCCTCGGTCACAGTCACACCGGCAGTTGGAATCGCGTTCGTTGCGCGCTTATCCATCCGACGCGAAAGCGCAGCGAAGAAAGGTTCGTCCATCAGCAGACGGTGAACGTGAATGTTAAGGTCGAAAGCAGACACATCCACTTCCTCGGTTTCGGTTACTTCGCTTTTGGCTGGCTCGGTCATTGAGCGTTCCTCCATTGTTAACTATAGTATAGCAGAAAAGTGGGGGTCTGTCAAGCGCGGATTGGACTTGTACACTTGACAGACCCGCCACTAATCAGCATTTGTCGCCAGTCAGGATTTCAACAAGGTAATTGCCGACTGCGCGACCTTCCTTGTCCTTCGTGGAGTGGAAAGAGATAGCGTTGTCCTGATTCGCCTGACCAATCACGGTCCAGAGCTTCATAGCAGGCTCGGACGGCAGAGACATGAAGTACGCTGCCAGATTCATCAGTTCACCCTCGTTGAGAGCATTGGCGAATCGGTCACTCGCACCCATCTTATCAATGAGAGCACAGTGCTGGTTCAGGTCCACATCAATGGTCTTGCCCTTGTCGAGCACATCCGAAATAGTAACAACCTTGCTGTAGTTCGCAACGAAGTCGTTGAAGGAAACCGCAGCCTCAAAACCCAGGTAAGCGGAAGCCAAAGCAAACACAGCCGGGTTAGACTGTCCTGCTTCCAGAAGGCAAGCAGCCGAAACAGTGTCGGAGAATCGTGCCCAGGAACGACGCGAAGGATAAACCTTGTTCGGCTCCGGGTCGTCGTTGTGCTCCAAGTGCTCGGTGTTGTTCCGAATGAAGTCGGTGACGAGAGCATCGCAGTTCCCCGCAGCCCAGCTAATCCAATCATCAATGGAAGGCTCAACGTCAAAGACGGTGTAGCGGTCCAACTCGGCAGGGTCCATCTCGCCCACCTGATAGGAAGCAGCACCTGCGTGGGTTCCACCATTCACGGCAGCGAAAATCAGAGTTTCGGCATGCAGGTTGTGACCAGCGAGCTTGCGGGAGTCGCAAAGCTCAAAGATGCCCTGGCGAACTTCCAGAGTTGCACGGTCAACCTCATCGAGGAAGAGTACCACTGGAGTATCGCAAGCCATCGCGAGCCAGTCAGGAGGACAAAAGGAAGTTACGCCTTCGTCAACAGTCGGCAGACCGAGAAGGTCGCCTTCCGTCATCTGACTTGCGCGCCTTTCCACAATCGGCAGACCGAGAGAAGCTGCATACTGGTAAATCACAGAAGACTTACCAATGCCGTGGCGACCACGAAGCAGGACAGGGTGATTCGCACTTGTAACGTGCGGAAGGACGAGGAGAAGATTCTTGAAGTCGATTGCCATGTTATTTCCTAGTTGTGGGGCTTAATCGCCCCCTCCATTATTTATAATATACCACACAGGTGCCCCTGTGTCAAGTAATAAAAGTATACCTCAGTTCTATACTAACTATCAGTCTGAGGAAGTTCGGGATCTTTCATTTGAGAAAGTTCAATTTCTCCGTTTACATATCGTTGAAGCTGCTTCCTTTGGAAGTCCCCGAAGGTGTAAAAGCCACCTTCTTTCTCTTCCTGTGGAGCAGCGAAGTGGGTTTTCGTGGCCTTCTTCAATTCCTTGAGAAGAACCAACTTGCCATTAGTAAACTCGCCTTGTGCGGGAGAAACCACTTCCCAGTCAACATTGTTGAGTCGGTCCTGCCGGTCAACTGACTTCTGGTAGTAGCCCGTTCCTAAGCGCGGGACGATCCCCGCAATACAGGGAAGCGTAAGCCCAACGCTCTTGCGATACGCCTGCTCCTCAATACCGGCACCGAGGCGCTCAAACACAAAGAGTCCATGCGCGTTGTTCCATTGAGAAGTATTCGGGATGCCTGAGTAATGGGTAAGATACTCCCCATTGGGCGGGTGCATAATCATCCCCACCGGAGCAATGTAGTTCTCGTCGCCAGGATACATATAAGTATCACCTCGGTAATAAGACGCATCCTCACACTTCACCAAAGCACCAACTCCGAGTCCTATGTCCTTCATCCACTTCACGAGCGCCATGCGCCACAGAATCAGATCCTCCTGAAACTGAGACTTGTGCGCCTTCATGGTATCGCACCCTGCGCGGGTGTGTCCGGTTTCGTCGCAGTAGCCGCAAACTTTGGGTAGTGCCTTGCGGGCAAGGATGGTTGCCCATTGGCGACCCTTATAACTGTCGGGGTCTTTCTCCCAGGCTTTTCGTAGTTCGGGGCAGCCTGTCTTGTTGTGCCCATTCTCGTAACAATTTCCACACCTTACGGTGCCTGTCCAACTCATGTTTTTTACTCTCTCGTGGAGGGTTCTATTTCTAGCTTCTGATTATATCTTAGCATCTTTTGGGTCTGCTGTCAACCACTATCTGTCATTTAATAAAAGGGGGGCAACCACTTTTCAGGTGTTGCTACCTAGACAACTTTTCACACAATTCGCGACTTTGCTCCGTTCAATACTTCCGCATACGCTGGGATTCATGGTTGTCATTGAATCCACACTTTAGTTTTGTTCACCCCTTGTATAATCTCGCTCTATAATAAAGCCAGACTTTACTTTCTCTTCTTGGCTTTCTTCAGCCATCGTTCTTCGGTCCACACTGGAGCGGCAGAGCCGATCGGCAAAACCTGAACTGGCTTTGCTCCCTTTGCGTGTGAATTGACCGTGGTTACATCCCCGTGCTTTAGAACAATACACGGTTTGCCCTTGTTGGAGCGAGCACCCGTCCGAAAGACGGCAGGCGTCCCAACAGGGAATTTGGGTTCTCCTTCAAGGTTCCGAATGACACCAGCCGCGTACTTGTTCAATACCAGCTTGTTGTATTCCTTCTCGGAAGGAGCCCCGGCGCAGCGGCATCCCGCAGTCGTCAGATACTTATAAACAATGTTGCCGTAGTATCCCGTCTTGTGGTAATACTGGAGAGCAATCCAAAACTTCGCTTCTTTGTCTTTGTCCCAATCGTCTGCCCAGGTTGCGCGGGAACTCAAAGCCTCATCAGACCATCGTCCTTCAACCTGCTGCAAGACCTCTTCTTGACGCGGAGACAAACTGCCGCGCTTGTTGAGTTGCTCTTCCAGGGATTGCATGAACCCGAAATCCCAGGAACTTTCGTCCCCAGCAATCGAGATTCGACCCATCACGTTATTGATTCGTTTTTGCATCGTGGTGCCTTCCTCCATCGTGTATATATACTAGCACACTGGAGCCGGGTTGTCAACCCTCAAGTAGGATTTTAAGGTTTTGGATGTGCTTGCAATCTCGCCTAAAGGCGAAGCCACGGCACTCGCATTTCCAGGTGCTCCCAGTTTTGGTAACAGTATACTTCTGTCCTTTGGATCCCTTGACTTCGATTGATTTGGTATCTTGGGCTTCTTCGGGCTTTCGCAATCGGCGCGCTTCTTTGCCCCAACAAAAGAACCCCTCAACATCAGCCAGAGTCCAGTCATCGTCAATTTCGATGTGTGTTCCCCCTGCACCTGCATAGCGTTTGCCAGATACCGGAGCCGTCCAGATAACAGGCGGCCAGGGAACAATGTAACGGTTATCAGGCGTAGTCTTGGGAAGCATACTCAGCAGCCAATCGGTCAAAGGTTTCACGCTGAAAAGTATCAATACTGAAGTATTCTTTATTTAGAGTATCCCAGTAAATACCTGCTTCGGACAGCAGATCATCGACATCATCCCCTAAACTACCAGACGCTCGACGGTCTTCCGTCAGACTTTCGAGTGCTGTCTTTTCTAGTTGCAATACGTCTCCATTTATGAGCGCCCTTAACATTTCTTCATTCATCAGTTTACCTCCGTGGTGTCGTCTGATTCTATATTAACTATAACACCTAAGAGAGGTGTTGTCAAGCAGGAATCCTCAAAGTCAGCATCAAGCTGGATAAAGTATTCATCGATCGCTTCGTGTGCCGAAAGCAAGGTTCGCGGGGCGTTATAGCGGAGCGGCTCCATTTCCGATGTCATTTTAGGATTGGTAACATCATAAACCTCCACCGTTCCGCCTCCGTACCAGACGCACAAGTAAATGTCGCGCACTATTGTAACTAGTTCCGCACCATCAACAGTGTTCAAAACGTCTACAGCATTCCATGAACAATTTTCAAGTTTCATCTTCTTCTATCTCCACAATTTTTAACTCAGCCATTCGAAAATTCTCCTTCTCGCTGAACCAATATCTTTCTTGATTGGTAACATTTAACATTCGCACAAGGCACCGACGGTCGTAAACTTCTTTTACTTCAAACAGACGATTCACATATTGTTCCATCCATTCGTTTTCCGAGTTCGGCAGCACTTCTACAATGTCACCCTTCTTCATCGGCCACCTTTAGATTATCTTTTCCAATAATCCAAATCCAATCGGGAACACTCCCAATCATCTTAAGTTCCACCCCAGTTTCAGTAGGGAAATCAAGCACTTGGAAAGTTTCCTCCAAATAGTTGAACATCCAATCAACTTGGGGTTCTGCAACCAACTTTACAATATCACCGATTTTCACTTACAACCTCCAAAAAGTCGGGGAGTTCACACGAAAATTCACGCCCCACAGATTCCCCTACGCCTCGCTTGCGAGAATGGGGGTCCATCCACTGAACATCCACTGCTTGCCCGTTGATACCAATGACGACTCCAAGACACGTTCCCAGCCCCATCAATTCCTCTGAGTATTTTACCAAATCACCGATTTTCATTTACCAATACCAATTCTTCTGGGGAGTGATTGACTCTCTCTACTCTGCCATCGTCGGAGTTCACCCACTCCACCGTTCTGCCCAAAGGGGGCGCACTAATTACAAGTCCAAGCCACTCATCATAGTGTTCCCACTCATTGCGAGGGCGACACTTTACCAAGTCACCGATTTTCACTCTTCAGCTCCCCCTTAATAAACAAGGCACGAAACCAAACTCCCACAATAGGAGCAGACCCCAACGCCGTCAACAAAATCTGCCATTCTCCATGACAATTAAAAAGATGCTCAATCATTTTTGTACCAATACCAAATCTCTCGCACGGTATGAGCCGCGATCTCGTCCTTTATTCCTGTGAGTCCATTCTATAACTTTGATTTCATCAGTGCCGGGGATTTCCCGCACGATTATTCCCAGCCAGCCGCCCCAGTCATCGTGATGGGTGGAGGTCCGATACCTTACTAGGTCACCGATTTTCATGTTTACTCACCACCTTCAAAAAACGTTTGTCCCACCAGCCTTGATTAGCAGCAGTGTGCCAGACAATGTAATAATGGTTATCGGACTCAAGGTGGTCCCTAATGATTGTTCCAAGTTCGCGCGGATTGTCTGTTTGTCCTTCAAGGTTTACATATGTTATCAAATCACCGACGTTCATTTCTACTCCTGATAAACCTTTCATATTCAAGCAGCGTCAGACAGAAAAGAGCCAGACCTATTTCCAATGCTTCTGTCCCCATTTTTCTAAGCCGGGATGTAATATTCATTTTCAAGCAACTCTAGCTCAAAGCTCAGAGCTACGATAGTGTGCCCCGTAAAGGTTTGTACTTCATAATGAAAGCCTTGTCTGTAAGTATTGCCTTCCACATACCGGACAATAATGCCCTTCTGCCCGTGGAACGTATCATCGACTGCTATGAACCGTACTAGATCTCCTACCTTCATCACTTTTCGTCCTTCGGCGGCGCACCCAGTACCCAAACTATACTATGAAACACAGCAAGGATAATCCATCCTATCAAGTTGTGTTTCATTCTACCACCACAATCTCACCCCTGGTGATAGACTCTTCATACTCTTCTTGGTCGTGCTCCGAATGGTGAGGTCCTTTACACCAATCAATAACCACAACATATTCGTACGCATCGTCGTCAAAGAAGTGGACTCCTTCGAGATGAACTTCTTTCACAATCCCAATGTCATTGTTTTCTTGAGGTCGCTCGACAAACGCGCGCGCATGGCTGTGATCATACCACCGAAGCAACTGTCCTACTTTTGGAATCATCCTACAATCTCCATTTGTTGTTGATACAGTGATTCTTCAACCATATCAGGGGTGTGGTGGCTTACGGTGTTGGTTGTGCCCCACGCAATATAGTAATAAGCAGTCTCTCCCGGCATCTGAATAACAATTCCCAGTTCGTCAATGTCGGCCCCCTCGGTATCGTCGCCATTCCAGCGAAGGAGTGTTCCAATTCTAAAATCAGCTTGCGTTTGCACGAGACAAAACCTCCAGAGTGTCGCGCCGGGTGTAAACATCCCAAGATTCGCCCTCAAGCGCAGTATCAAAAAACCGCACCCAAACGTGAATGCCTTCTTTCCCTACAATAAATCCCGCCACACTCTCGGTGGTCACTCGGGACTTTACAACATCTCCAACTTGTGGTGCTTTGCTAGCCACGTTTCACCTCGATGGTTCCTGCTTTTTCCCACTCTCGCAATTCTACATCGAAGTAGTGAAGCAGACCGTTTTTGTTAGGTTCTGGGAATGCTACCATAACGGCAGGCTCGGACGGGTCATCGTGGTCGCGACGAACAATCCAACCAATCTCTTCGGGACCTTCTTCAAATCGTGAGTTCCCTTGAAAGAATAGAATTAGGTCGCCGGGTTTATAGTCATCTTGCTTCACAGTCCGTACCTCCATCGTGCTTACAGTATAGCACACAGGGCGTGAAAGTCTAGAACTATTTTTAATCACAGGAATTACAGAGAACTCACAACTTTCAAATGCTCTTTCATTATGATGTGAGACTTATTGGCATAAATAAGCTGCACCCAAATTTGGCCGCGGTTTGTCTCTTCCACGCTCACTACGACTGCCGCACTTTGCGTGTCATACATGTCTTGATACCAGTCTGCTCCGGTGGGTCGATAATAGGTGGCGACCACCAAATCACCTACTTGCACTGAGCACTTCCAAGTCTTTTCGTCTCACCCAACTCACATCTTTACCGGCATCATCGAGCCACCGAACACGGAATTCGCTTTGTGGATGAGCGCCATGCGTGGGGTGTTGTTCTATAATCATTCCCACAGGCCAATCCGGGTACGAGGAACGAAACCTTACCAAGTCACCGAGTTTCATCGTTTTTCTCCACACGGGAAACAATTCTTAGGTTGTGCTCTCCCTGCCAACTCCCATCCGGGCTGACTTTGAGGCTTCCCAGCGTATGAGTTTCCCAAATTACCTTGTGCTCGGGTCCATAGCCGCCCAAGTGGCGGGAGTCTATAACAATTCCTCGTAGGTTGTGATGCGAACCACCAGCCCACTTTACATAATCACCGATTTTCATCGTGCAATCTCCAGTTCTTCTGCTTCCCAGTGTACTTCGTTCGTGGTGCCAAACCAGTAAACCTTCCATCGCTTGATTCGCTTGCCGCTCTTAGTGCTATATTCTCCCTTACCAACAATAAGCCCCATCCGACCCCACGGACACGGAAACTTCTGCAAGTCTGCGCGCTGTTTATAAGTTACCAAGTCACCGATTTTCACTGATTACCTCCAGTCCCGATTCTTCAAAAAGAATAGCATGAGTGACGCCCACGATTTTCACCCATTTATCGTCAGCCCACTCAACAAGCCAGAGCGAGCCATCAACCTCATACCTCAGCAAGTCGCCGCGCTTCACTTACTCTCTCCAGTATACCTTCGCTTGCGCTTGCCCAAAAGGTGCCGTAATCATTGGACCACTGAACCTTGTACCCGCTGGGCGTGTGCTCACCTGCGCGGAACGCAACCTCAATCACAAGTCCCAAGCCCGCATCGTTGCGCGAGGCGCTTCCCAAGGCTTTCATTACCAAATCACCGATTTTCATTTCTACTTACAACTTTCCAGTGTTCGGGCGCAGCCATTTCGGCTCGCGACGAATCACAGAACTGAATCTGTATTCTGCCCAACACAAGGGCGTCCAGACTCACGACCATCGCAAGAGGTGCTGGTGTTTTACCAGTCCCATAATGCTTTAGTGTAATCAAATCACCTACTTGAAAGTCCATCATGGCTCCAGAGAAAGGATTTCAAAGTTTTCCAATTGATACCATGCGTTTACATGGTCGCCTGCGAACTGAATCCACTCGCCGCGTTGGTCGCACTTGTATCCTGTAACAATTTTCATTATCTGAGAGCAGTCGCGTACCAACGCGCCGATCATTGTCATTCCACGAAGTTTCATTTACTTAGTGCCTTCCAAATATAGATTATGCAGGCAGTTCCAATTAAAATCTCTAACATTCTATTACTTTCAAAAAGTGGGGGCTTTCCCAGCAGGACTTCGTGGGCCACTTGACCCAGAAATGATTAGTTGTCTTGTCGTATTTTATCACAAGCCCAATCTTAGGAAGGATAGTGGGTCCGACTTTGATTTGGACCAGATCACCTTTTTGCGGCATCTTGTACTCCTAATAATTGATTGAGGTGTGAGGGTAAATGTCCCAGAAACCGTCGCCCATCATTTCGACATCGCCTGACTCCTCGCCAACTCTGACAAACCTAATGTGTTCACAGGAGGATTGCGCCTCCCCATCAACCTCAAACTCATACTCGTCACTCGAAGCCTCACTAATGAACTTCTCAAGTGTTCCAATGTCATCGAAATCCTCGTACCATTTGATGCTGTCGAACCGAATAAGCCAGGATTTGTCGCCCTGGTAATCACGGTCAAACTCGTCGGCGTGTTTGAACACCAACTCTTCGGCTTCCTTATTTTGAGAAACCTTCATCATAAAAAACGGTGTAAGATGTTTACTGATTGCTAGGACAACTGACGAGCGATAGCCCATTTCTCTACCTCCATTGTGCTTACAGCATACCACGGAACGCGGCTGCTGTCAACCCCTAATCGTTAATGTGGAAGTCGTAGGCGGCGGCCAAAACTACGTCCAGGTCTGCGCGTCTTTCCCATGAATTCTTGTGGGGAGCCAAGTCGTCTTCCCACTGAACGCACAACTGCTGAAATGGTGTCTCCACCTCATAGCTGCTATCAATAATGGTTCCTACTGAACCAGTTCCAAAATGTTGTACCTTATCGCCAATATCCATTACTTTCTCTTTCTCCGGTATTTCCGGTTTGGAAGCAGTATCACTTCCAGTATTTGTCCGTGGCTCATATCGTCACAATAACCATAGAACCGCTTTGTTTCAATTGTTTGGTAAGCCTTCTTCTGGTCGTCCCCCACAGTTGAGTAGGTGAAGTAGCCACCGCTTTTCTTTACGATAAGTCCCAGACCAGCCTTAGTCCTGAACATATCACCGGGGTACAAATGATAGTTACTCATTTAGTTTCCTTTTGTTACTAGTGTTAGTTCTTCTTCATAGGACCACGTTGGTCCGTCGTCATTTACAAACTGAATCCACCACGCGGGAGCGCCGTCCCAATTACTTGAGCCTACGTCCTCCTCGCAGTCGTACTGTAGTTTTCGCAGCAGCACTCCTAGGCAGCCGGGAAAAGCAGGATTGTCACCAAATCCGCCATATCTTATCAAGTCACCACGCTTCATTTACAATTTCCAATGCTTTTATGGGACTCCAAACTCCATCAGTTTGTCCGTCCCAACATACTTTTACATATCCGTCTCTCACTTGCAATACGACGCCCAGCCTCTTCCCGGAATGTCGTCGCACTAAATCCCCGATCTTCATGCTTCTAGCGTAGCACAGTGAGCGATATAAGTCAAAGGTTTTTTTTATATTAGAGTTTATAGACGCGGCGTTTCCACTTAAATCGCCACGCATCCTCACACATCCCCCAATGGTTGAAGTGCTTTATACATCGGGTGGCATTTTTACTTTTGTGAAAGCAGCGCCGTTGTTCACCCCCCGGCAGGCGGTGCAGGATTACTGTCATCAGATGCGACAACTTCTCCTTCAAATCTCTCATAATCCTTGGACTCCACTAGAAGCCGTTGCGGTGTGCCGATCGGCTCTATTATTACATAGCCGTTCAGCTGCAAACCCGTCACGGTGCTGGGACCAGTCGGAAAGCCCAACTGTTTGGGCAAAGCGGGGACAACAATATCACCCAACTTAAACTTAAAATTAGAATTCTCACCACTCATAAACGTAATATCCTTCGAAGCCATCATAATCGGCTGCGACAAAATCAAAATGGTAGTACCTATCACAATCGTAATAAGTGCTTACAATATTTCGATACCACCAGCCATTTCCCACGTAATCCATATACTGATAGTCATAGTTGTTGATATAGAAGCCAACTTCCATAACCTCCTGCTCGCCATAATACGAATCGACATGCACTTCAAATATCCAATCAGATATATCCCAGTAGGCGTCATAACTACAGGAAATATAAGGACTTTCGAGCCACACGTTTCCATAGCTATAAGAACTTGAAGATCGACTGGGGGTGTCGTCTAAGTAGACGAAACACCCACTCAGGAGGAGCAAAATAACTACAAAAACATTTTTAATCATTGTTTAATCGGGGAACCGGTACAACGCCAGGCGGCACTTCGCCCTCCACCATTCCCCCATGCTTTACAATAACATTTGTAACAACATCTACGGGGACATAGCCGTAGACTGTGCCTGTAGGGTCATTTTGGTCTTCGGCCCAGGGCATAATCAACTCTTCCGCCCGGGACGGAAAGCCAATTTCTACCAAAGTATATTTGCGGGCGGCGTCTTTGCGCGGGTCGCAATAGGCTCCGTCGTGTGCTTGAACCGACATATTAAATCCGTCGGCGCAGACAACTTGCTTGTTTCTTTTATACATTTTCTCTCCTTAAAATTGGTAGGGCAACCGGGACTTGAACCCGGGACCGGCGCTTTATAAGAACGCTACTCTGACCTACTGAGTTACTGCCCTGCGCAGGGTAGGTCACTCGCGAGTATTCACTTAGGTTCGTAAGCACAGTCTAACTCTTTTTCTTTCTTTTCTCGTAAGATTCTTTTGCTTGTCCACCGAGAGCGCCTATGTCTCCCAGGAAATCTGATAGGTTCTCGTCGCCCTCTTTGGTTCCGGTGAAGTAGCGCGAGGGTCCTACGCGCATTGCGTCAGGAGCATTCGGCATGTTTCCCGTCTTAAGATTTTCTTGAATTTCTTCATCGGTGTTGCCATAGGGCGACCACCAACTTCCGTCAGCTTGATGAATTTTTCCGTCTGGTCCCATTACACTCATATTTACATTCCTGTGTCGATTTTATCGAGCGCCTCTATCAAAAGTGTCTCAACAAATGCCTGCTGTGGTGTAAGGAAGCCCCGAAAAACCTCTAGTTCTTCCAGTGCGCGCAACAGTGCTTGAATTTGTCCCTTTTCAAGGTTAAGATAAGTTCTCATTTGTTTTCCTTAATGGTAGCGTGGGCGGGACTCGAACCCGCAAGCCGTTATGGCGGCAGATTTTAAGTCTGCTGTGTATACCGATTCCACCACCACGCCGCGCCATTCGTTTAGTCCTCGTCTAGCAGTAGGGCTTCTTCGCGCTCATGTTGTTTAACATATTTCTCAAGTCTCTTCTTGATCCCTCGATGACTCAGGGGGCTTCCGACAGCGTCCAGTCGGTCGGCTTCCATTCTTGCCTCAATCTTGTCTTCGGATTCCGAAGCTCCATATGCTTGAAGCAGTGTAGCGTGCCAGTAACAAATTTGCAAGTACAACTCTTCCGCTACAGCTTGTTCCAGGGGCGCTCCGGCAAACTCTGTCTCAAATGTGTCCACAAGGCTTTTGAAGATGGGGTTTTCCGTATTAATTGTTATAGTATAGGCCGACAAAGGGAACGAGGCGAGTGGTTCGTCGGCACCTTCGGGAGCCATTTTGAATGCCGGGGCGCTGCCGTTGCTCTTAGTACTAGTTCCAGACTGAGGCTTCCTCTTACGCTTCTTACCCGTTCCCGTACTTCCCTTATTCGTTCCCGATCCGGTACCGGTACCGGGAGAGGAACCAGTAGATCCTCCTTGAGCGGCCGTACCTCGGGAGGCTGCATTTGCTGCACCGGATGAACTGGACTGCTTCTTATAAATCTTTTCTGCCTCTTGAGTAACATCACTATTCGGCTCGATGAAATTGGAATTCATCCAGCTCTTCAAATTATCTGGCATGCGGTCGCGAAATTCGTTTGCAATGTCCCCCAGCATGTCATCGACGGAAGTACCTGCCTCATTTACAACATCCGACCGATCGGCGCGGGCTCGAAGGTTCATGGACTCCGGCAACTCGGCCAAAATCAGCACGTTCTTGTGGCTTACAATGATACCGGCATTTTCCATGCGGCGTTTGCGGGCAGATGCAGCAATATCCTTTTGAATAAAGACCTCTCCGTTGTGAACATAACCAACATAGCCAGCAATGTCACGAGTACCCTTTTTCTTTCCCCTGTTAACATCCTGAGCATAATAATGTATTTTGGTTCCAACGTATGTCCCCTTATCCACATGTACCGTACCATGAACCTCCTTGCTTTCTTTGATTTTCTTCAAGAAAGAACACTTAGCAACTTGCGTGTGGTTGCCTTCCTCATCGTACAGATAGATCTCGGCCTCGCAATGAGGGGGCGCTTCCCAAAAACGCGCGTTTAAGTGGTCGAAAATAGTCCAACCCGTAAACGCGTCCTCGTCACCAGTTTTAGATGCCACTTTGCACAATTCGAGCCATGAATCGTCTTGGGGAGTCTTCCCCATGAGAACTACCTCGGTTTCCGAATCAGGAAATCTAAATTCTTCCTCAGAGCACTCAATAAAATGTGCACAGTCGCCGTCCTCAAACTTTTCAAGTTTGAATCCATAAATGTTCTGGGGGTCTTTGTAAAATGTGAAGGCTACCTTTTCCTCACGCGACCGATAGTGAAGTCCCTCGGGGTGACTCGGCAAGTAGGATATTTTGGCGCCGATTCCAAAATTATCGTCGGGATCGTTTCCTGTATTTCCAATCGAGGCAAGACTATCTTTCGCCACATCCCGTGTTAAGGGGTCTCCCCCTGCATTGGTAATAACAGCTTTTTCGGGGTGCTCGCTGTCGCGGGCAATTCTCACAATTCCTGGGCTCTCTTCGCTAACGCCCTTTCGCTGCGTCGCCTCCCACCCGTTTTTAACTAGCTCCCGAATTACCGAACTGGGCTTGCAGCCCCGGCTTAGGTTGTCGATAATGTTTGATATCGCTTTAGCATCAGCTTTAACTTCATAAGTTTCACTCATATTTTATTCTTCTTTCTTTGTAATAGTTTGATACTGGAAATACACCCAGGCGGTGCCGCCCATTACGCACATAAACAGTCCCAACGCTTCTATAAAATCTATCATAATTTTTTGGTGAGCCGCCAGGGACTCGAACCCTGAACCTAAGGATTAAAAGTCCTTTGCTCTGCCTGTTGAGCTAGCGGCCCCTTCTATGTTCATTGTGCTTACAGCATACCACGCAGGCGGGCGCCTGTCAAGATTTTATTTTCTAAGGTAGATTGGGTCCTGAAACTTATAGTTGGAAAGGCCCAGGTACTCGTTTAGAGCATAGTTGATCTCCTGCAACGAGAGAGCTTGGACGTAGGATACATTATTATAAAAGCGGGCCAGATTCAAGTGCGGTAAAGCTCTCAACGCGGCTTTATTCTTTACTGACAAATAAATGGTTGTCGTCTTACGCCTAACATCCCCAGTCACCGGCTCTACGCGGCCACAACTATGGCCAAAAGCCACAATGGATGTGTTGGCCCCCTTCACCATCTGCTGTTTATCTGGTAGAATTTTTGTGATGACCTTGTTATCGGGTATACGAATAAGTTCCCGCTCTGTGTCGCGCTTTTGCCACACCTGAAAAGTGGTGGCGAGGACTCCCTTTTTGGTTTCCTTGTCGTCGGCCAAGTAAAAGCAGTCGGGAGGCAAATCAATGTCCTTAATAAGATGAAAGTCACGCGGCAAGCTGTTGATGACAGTCCACTTGCGCCATGATCGCGGCACTAAAAAGCCAATGAAGTTACAGTTCTGTGATGCTTTGTGAAAAAACTTTTTGGCTAAGCTGTTACATCTACCGAAGGGAGGATTAGTGAGAGCCACCATTTCTTCCGTAAAAGAAGAAGTAAGAAAATCTCCTTGCTGTACAGCCGGATGCTTGGGGTGAATGTCCATAGAAACAACCTTAGAAGCATCCACTCCAGCGCGTTTGAGTCCTTCAACAAACTCGCCGGTCCCGCCGCAAGGCTCTAGGATCGTCACAGCCGTAAGATCTACACACTCCTGCATGGCTTCGATACAAATGTCCACAACATGCGGCATTGTGTAATACTGTTCTTTCCCGGTTTTTCTCTTATTTTTATAAGAGGCCTTCTTCCGGGCGCTGGCTTTTACATTATTAAATTCTAATACCATTTGATTTTCTATTCCAGTGTTCATCCGAGAGTCCCCTCGGACCAAACTTTTGTCCAAATAGCCTTATCCAGCTTGGAAGGGGAACTTTTGCGCCAGCTCCATCCGTTATTCTTGTTGAAATGATCTTGAGGGTTATCGGGGCGCTGGCACTTCCACATTTCGATGCCCATAGGGGCAACAAAAACAAAAACAAGATAATCCCAATCTTTCCGCTGGCCAGTTTCCTGGTCTTCGTAGTAAATCTGATTAAAGAAATAGCCTCCCTGTTTTCCTTGGAAGGCAGTTTTTACTTCGCTCTTTTCTATGCCGCCGAGAACATCGTGGCCACGATTAATTATCTCACTAATTAATCCCTGAGATTCATACCACTCCTTGGTCAGTTCTTCTCCAAAATCTCCTACAGCGTTTTTTCCAGCGCTTTTCACCGGCGCATAAAGAGACTTGTCCCAATTTACTTTTGAGGGAGGCCTGTTCGCCAAGGTGCGCTCGATCGCTGACTTAGAATTCATCGCCTGCCACCTCGGGCGCGCAGCATTACGAGTGGTACCCATACTAACAAATAAGTTGCTAACACTATTCCCATACCTGTTGTAAAATCCACGTAGGTGTCAAGTCGCAAATCATTCAAGACAAGACTGATCGTACATCCGGTGACGAACATGTATAGAACCCCCGCCAGGACAAGCAAGATACCGGCTACGAAATCTAGACTCCTATTTAAGATAACTTTTATTTTATTCCACATATTTTACACTCCACTTTCTTAATAAATTACCCACATTGGTTGCCTGGACGTCATCTACATGAGCCCCCAGAAGCCAATTGGAAATACTGTCAACCACATGCAGCTGCGGTAGAGGAAGCGCCATGTCCAGGCGCTCGGGGTCGTTGTAAACAGCAAATAGCTGAAATGTTTCTCCGTAGCGTCTGGCATATCGATCGCCGTTTTGCCATTCCCAGACGACGCCCATTCTCCAAAGGAGGCCCCAAATCTCTTCCCAGTCACTTATCGCCTCATCACTCCAGATGAAGTTTTTAAGTTTAAGAACCTCAATGTCGCTAGCTGTTGCCATCGTCTACCTCCATCGTCCTTAAAGTATAACACCCCAGGACACTTTTGTCAAGGGCCCGTTCACACTCTGAGTGTTGGGCCAGCTCTCGGATTCGTTGCTGTGTGTATTGAGTTATGCCGTCCTCGGCAACATCAAACGGCGTGCGGCCGCGTAGCTGTTGGATTCTGCGTTTAATGTACATCTCCATATTAAACTTTTTCAAGGTAATCTCCGTGGAATGTTATAGTTCTCTCAAATTTGTTAAAATAAACGTCATAGCGTTTGCCGGGGATGTCTTGGTCGGCGAACTTTGGGTAGTCTTCCTCGGGAGCTTCCCCGAGCAGAGAGTGACTATCAACAGCCACAACAACACCTAAGCCATAACTATGATCATCCTTGTTCAGGGTGTCCCGTACTAGGTCTCCCACCTTAAAGTTGGTGTCCTTCCACACTTCCATCACCTTTTCACCACAATCGTGTCAGGCGCTCTACGCGGCTTTCTCTTGGTTTTAGAAGCCTTAACCTTGGAAGGGCCAGCCGACTTACGCAAACAACGTCCACAGGCGATGTGACCCTTGTAAGGACCCTTCGTGGTTCTAAGGAGCGCTGGCGTGTAAGCACAGAACTCACAGGTCAGTCGCGACTGCTCTGTTGCCCGCGTAACGATATCTGCGACGGGGGGCGTAATATTACTGACCGCAACATATAGCGTCCCATCTTCGTGTCTCGAAACCAGCGAAATTGCTGGCGCGTGTTCTCCCTCTGTCGAAATCTTATCAATGTTTTTAGACATTTCATAAATTATCTTATACCATCCATTCTCACATTGGAATCCCCACGCCATATGTGAACTCTCCAGCGGTGCTGTTCGTTCGCGATATAGGTGAGGAAACTTTTCATAAAGCTCGTTCGTCTTCTGACTATCCATTTGTATAGCCTCCTACTCTCTTATAATAGCAGAGTGTCAAGGAGATGTCAAGAGAAAATTAATAACGAGACTGCCTATAACCATGCCGCCAAGCAGCCTCTTCCGTGGCGAAGCAAGCCTCAGCTCTCGTTTGCATATAAAATAAGCTCGCTGGGGTGTGATAGATAAACGAATCCGCATTGCCCTTAATGGGAAACTCATCAGGACACTCCCCGCCTTTCAGTGGGATGCGGACATGCGCGCAGCCGGCAAGCCAAACGCCTGCCATAATTATAATCATTGCTTTATATCTCATCTAGTTTCCTCACTAAAACAAAATCATTTTCTGATAATGTCAATGCGTCCGTACCAAAGAACGCCTCAACGACTGTCATCGTGGTGTCTGTTTGTACGTACTCTACTTGACGCACCTCTGTTACAACCCCCACACGGCAGGTGGTCGTGAGCATGCGACCGTCCTGCAACTCAACCAAATCGCCGGGCTTAAACTTTGCCACCATTAATCACTGGGATGGCGCTTAGGTGCTCCGCTTCTTGTGCTTCTGTGCTGTGTTGAGCAACCCATCGGGCTAGTGCCTCTTGTGCAGTCATCCCAGGCATATGTCCCAGATGATCTGTGCGCCAACTATCTTCTCGTTCTTTGTGAATCTCAAACTCTATCTCGTAGTCGCCGTGAAAAACCATTCTTTATCCTTACTGTTTAAGTATAACAAAATGTTAAGTATGTGTCAAGAAAAATTAAAGACCACGTTCCCGGGCGTCATCAGGTCTATCGAGCAACGCTATCAATTTTTGCGCTTCGGGGCTGCCGGAAGAAACATCAAGCGCTGGAATCTTTGACGGATATTTTTCTCCCTTCGTGTCCTGAGTAACACGATGAACTTTTTGGGCTATTTCTTGGGCAGCCTTGAATCCTTGTGGCTTGTGCATAAACTGCCAAACATTACCTGCTGCCTGCCGCTGGCGCGGTGACCAATGCTCGGGGAATCCTCCGTCTAATGGGCTGCCAATGCGAATTGGGTGGGGTTTATAACTCATAAGTTCTACACTTTTACGATTATATGGGTTAGTGTGTATATAGGAGGATTCTTTCCCGGTGAGAGGGTCGGAAACCCTCGAGGGCTTGCTTATTGTTCCGAAAGGAGTTCTCTCCGGTAAATTTAACCAATCCACCATTTCCTGAGCCTCTTTGTTTCCCTCCCGGGCCATCTGTGTGGAAAGAGAAGTTAAAATTTTATTTAAATCTTTTCGGATTTGGGGATCAGGTTCTTGTACCGGGGCAAGTTTGTGGGTGGCCTCCGGATCTTCTTCTTCGGCTTCTGCCGCGGCCCTTGCTGCTAGCTCAGGGCGCCCTGGATTATCGAAAAACTCCCTTTCGACTTCTTCTTCTTCTTTTTCTTTTTCGGCCTGAGGGTCCCACGTTTGGGTTCCGGTGGGGCCCGCCTCTTTAATTCCTGCCAACTCACACAGGCGTTGTTCAGTTAGAATCTTTTTCTTCATCAGACTTTTCCTCTTCATTAAATAGTCCAAACTTCTCTTGTTCACCGTCATCATAGGTGATGATGGTACGATTTGAGGGGTGCGGCAAAATGTGAACCTTAGTGAAATCGTTCATAGAATCGAAAATAGCAATGCCGCCACGAGGTGGTGGATAGAGCCAGTGTACCACACACTGACCGGTGGCAAGAGTCACCCCCTCAATCACGACACCTTCTCCCGACACTCCAGTCTCATCATATTGTCGCGCAACCGTAAATGTTCGAATTCCCTCGGGCGCCAGGCGGGGTGGCTTCTTTGGCTTAAGTGCCTGAGTTTTGTGGGCCGGCGCTTCGTCCAATGGCGTCTCTGGATCAACTTCTTCTTTAGTGCTCATTCTTTAATACCAATCTATAAATCTCTCCCACATGTGGGGCTAGATCATAATTCGGGAGGTCTGCTCGGGGCACCCATGCCCAATCTGTGTGTTCATGATCAATCTGAACGTTGCCATGATACTTACGAGTATAGTAGATGGCCACGGCTTTGTCAAGGGTTGTTTTCAATTCTTTTAAGTTTTCCACATCTAGGTTCATCTCTTCCTTTGTTTCACGGATTGCGGCATCGATGGGCGCTTCTCCTTCTTCGATTTTGCCCCCAGGGAAGGCCCATTTGCCCGGCATCCAAAAGGCCTTATTTAACGGGCGCTTGCCGAGCAGAACCCGATCTTGGTCGTCTAAAACTACTACGATAGCCCCCTTCAACGTCATACTGCCTTTCTTCTTCCTTCGTATCCTTATATAAATCACTGGGCTAGACTATAAATTTCATCATATGATTTGGTGTAAATTTTAAATAGTCTCTCAATGTCTCCCGACCGGCGCAGCATCTTGAAGGCAAGGTTCTCGGGCGCATAAATACCCGTTCTCTCCAGCCCGGCCTTGCGCATTCGACGGATCTTATCCTTAATGCGTTCGGCCAAGTTGAAAGAGTCCTCAAAAAGGCCTCGATCATATAGCGCGGCTAGTTTATCAATCTCTTTTACAAGTGACATCATTTTCTTTTGAGCAGTATGCTTATCCAACTCTGGCTTTATTTTCTTGGGCTTCACGAGCCAACGGTCTTCCATTAAGGAGTAGACGCCAGTTGAGGTGTGGGGCTCATTTTCATCCTGAACATAAATCTCCACCTCGTGACCTTTGACGAGGATGTTGTGCAGCTTGTTCCACCTGGATCTCACGGCGTCAAAAAACTTCTTTACGAGAGCTTCGTTATCATTGATTTCATTAAAGTCTACAAGGATGTGCAAATCAATGTCAGAAAATTTCGACCAATTATAGTTGGCCAACGAGCCAGTCATGATTACATCTTTAATGTCTGCTTCTAGCTCTAGCCCCTCTAAAAATTCATCCACGATGTCCATCAATGCTGCCTTCACGCCGGGGCGAACGTGCTCATCACCATCCCAAATCTTTTGATTAAGGTCATCTTGCACGTCAAAAGCCAACAAGTCATCTGAAAGTGCACCCACCTGTAAAATCACTTCTTCTCTCAGTCGATCAAACCTGCTAAGGTCGCTGCCTGCCTTAACAATAGGAATGTCCAGTTCCCCGGCGAGCTGGGTCAACTCCTGGCGGGGATCGGGTCGTCGCGAATCCGCAACGTCAACAAGCTGGTCATTTTCTTGGAGCGCCCTCAGTACTTCCTTTCCTCTCTTGAAGTAAACTTTGGCTAAGTGCTCATTCTTTTCTGGGTTCGCGGCAAGTTCTTGAGGCATAACATCAGCGTAACTTTCAACAGGCAGCGGCTGTCCGGCTGGGCCCAAGTGTGCGCTGGGTACATCTTCGGTGCGGTGGGTGTCATAGAACTTCCAAACTGCAGACGCGTCGTCCGAAACACTTTCAGTATCAGGCTTAAGGCCCGCTGTTCCCACAAGCTCCAGCATTACGTCGTACAACAAGGGGCCATACTTATCACGCGCCTTAACCGAGGTGACCACATAGTTTCCTTCATATGGAAAATTCTGGCCGCGGGAGGCGTAGATGTGACCATACAGATCTGGGCCACGCTCCATCCTGTCGAGATCGCCCGCTTTAAGGGGGCGCTCTGGGCTGTCAGCCAACGCATAGTAAGCCCGATAACTTTTGGGAGCCTGCGATCTGTCAACGGCCACCACTACGCCCTCAAGTTTCTGCAGATCTGCTGCAGTCTTCATGGCCTCGTCAAGCTGGGCCTCTTCAAGTCCCGCGGGGCCAGGATTGCCAACTGCGCCGCCACCAGGGGCGCTGGGTGGAGACGAGAGCCACTCAGGATCTTCCGGGGTCTCAGGATAGCCGCCCTTTTTCTGCGGCCCACCCTTCGTATAGGTATTAAATGCTTTTTTCAAATTGGCGCGCCTCGAAGGAAGCTGTTGATAATTCGCTTCATCAAGACCTTCTGTAATCTTATACTGCCCGTGAAACGGTGTTCTCCTAGGCTTGGGCTTGCGTTCTTTATATCTTACAACTGTGCATCCGCGGAGATTATTAACCTCCTGCACAATGCGCTTCATTTGTTCTAGTTTATCCGTATCTTTCGGTAAACGAACGTGAATTTTAAGAGTGGACAGATATTTATTACCGATGTCGCGCTGGATGCCTCCCTTTTCCGGCTCTACCAAAGTGACTGTTAAAATTTCTGATAGAGCGCGAATGTCGTTTTTGGTTTCGTCACGGGAGCCACCTACATCTTTCGTCATAGATAACAGAATAGTAAAGTAATAAGTCTCCTGATAGTAGGAGGGATCTTCGGCCTCGCGAAGAAAGTCTTTAAAAGTTTGTAAGTGGCGGCGCATGCTAAATAAATAGTTCGTTCTGTTGTATTAAGGCCTCAGTTTCCTTGTAATCTGCAATCTGAAACCATGTACTACCCGGTAGCTGATCTAATCGACGCGCTAAGGGCCAATCGTTTCCTCCGGGCACATTTCGGTCTCCTACAAAGACGAAGCGGCTATCCTCCCCATGCAATTCTTGTAACTTGTCCACCACCTGAGCCTTGTTTTTGCCGGCCGGATAAATGTCTACAGAAATTTGGCCCCCGATAGAAACTTCAAATTGAGGGTACAGTGTGGAAATATAATGTACAATGTCTACTCGCTCCTGCGAAGCCTTGTCCCACTTGTAGTAGGCCTCCCTGAGATTAGCGGACGCGTTGCGTCCTACAGTGCTAAAATTCACCATCCCTCGGCGAATTTCAATATGATTGCCCTTTTTCTCCCTCCAGGAGCTTCCTACGGCCAAGTACAATTCTAAATTGTCAATGAAATCAGAGGGGAGCACCAGCTTGTTTTCATAAACTTTATTCCCTTTAGAATAAAAAACATTCCCAGAACACGTAAAGATCCCCGCACATTGATCCATAAAAGAACTAAATATTTGTCGTTTGGTTTTCTCTATATTGGATCCCGTTACCAGGTAAACTTTTTTGTCGCGGGACCACTGTAGGAAAACCTCTGCAAACTCTTCCTCTATTTCTTCGAGAGGGGGAGTCAGGGTACCGTCAACATCAAATAAATAAATTGTTTTAGGCATCGCCACGCGTCTTCAGATTACGAAGCATTATGTCGGTAAACTCTTCTTCGAACTCTTCCTGGCTGCCTACAAAGACACTCGCCATTTCTCGTTGATCATCAATGTATTGCCACAAGGATGCGTTTTCGTCAGCGAGCGCCTCAAATTGGTCCAGCGCTATTTCGACTCGCTCGACTCGCTCAGATAAGGCAGCGAATGATTTTGCCCGGCTCCACAGTTTCCGTATTATAGAGAACATTTATTAACTCCTGTCTAGTAATTATACCTGACTTTCGTGTATAGATTAACTCTAAGAGTTTTCTTTGTGTATCTAGCGAAAGCGGAAACGGAGTTTCTCTGAACTCTGAATCATTTACTTCTACCATTTCTAGCGCTCGGGCTGTGGGAACCTCCTGGGCTCCCGGATTCCATTTATCTTTCAAAACAATTACCTCTTTTTCATTCATAATTAGTTAGCTCCCTGCTGAATCATCATCGTCGCCGGCCTCAGCGCTATCAATTACATATCCTATTTCAACCAAGCTTCCCTGGGGAGGCAGAACGTCGAACTCTACCGCATTACTTATTACATTATAAGTCCAATCGGTAAATTCCACAAAATCTACAAAAACAATCAACGTGGCCTCAATAGGTGTGTAGGTAAGTGACCATTCTTCGTGGGGCTGTACTTGAGCAGTCGCGGCCTGAACTCCTGGCGACCAGTCTTCTGAACAGATGTCTACAACTACGCCGCCAAAAGCATTGGTGGCGTTCATGTAGCGCTGTCCTACATAAAACTGGGGCACTCCCCATGAACAGTCGTTCTCGGTTTGGTGAATGTTAACGATACTCGCGAGGAATACCGAATTACGTTGATTTCCATACCAGTTGATAAAGTCTGTCACACCCGCGGCATTAGCTGTGAAATCTCGGCTGCTCTGCTCATTCTCGTCACTTACGAAAACAACTAGAAGACCAGCATCGGGGCGTAGCCACGACTGATTATACGTATTTTCTAGGAGGTAGGCGTACAGGGAATCAAAGCCAGCCTCGAAGGGGTGGGTACCCAAGTTATTATAAGCATCCCACGCATCCTGTACGCTGTCTCCGGGGACAAGGGGAAATGCTTGCACCGAGCTCGAGTCATACCATGAAGTGGTGGCAATGCCTAGGCGCCACCCCGAGGGCGGAAGAGACAACATCATTTGTTCAATTCCTGCTACTACTGCGTTGCCGTGTTGCCACATGGAGCCCGATCGATCAATGAGCCACACGATGTCAATTCCATTCATCGTGTATGGTTGCTCGAACGAATCGATCCAAACCTCCCCCCCCTCGCCCGGCACCGTAACAGGCACCTCCACGATAACTTCTGTTGGAACTTCTACGGGTACTTCTACTTCTACCGGAACTTCAACGGGTACTTCTACATAAATGGTGTCTGGCTGGTGAAGACTGTAAAGCGCATAGTCTCCTTCAATACATCCCATTGAGACCATGAGCGCGATAAAAATCATCATTCGCCAGGCCATCAGTCTAGAATACCTCCTCGACGAGGCACAATGCTACCGGGGAAGCCATGGAGGACTCCTGCAGGGTCGGCAGTCTTAATTCTAACTTTAAGTGTCTCGTGGTCGAGCATGCTCATTGGCGCCACCCATACAACATCCTCAAGGGGAACTGGCATCAAAAAACGACCCACATCGATGCCGGAGACGACACCAATTAGGCGACCTCGCTCATCGAATACGCCCGAACCAGAGGAGCCAAACCACCCAAACATATTAGTAACGATGTAGTTCTTTTCGATAGCTGCAATATATCCACGAATTGTAAGGAGGTCGTGATGCGAGGGAAAGCCGGTGTAAGTTAATTTAGTCCCAACCAGGCGCTCATCGTATGACAGTTGTGGGCGATAGCGCACGGCGGTACGAGTTTTCATCTCGGGCACCACCAGGACCGCTATGTCCCCAGCATCGTCGCGAAATATTACGCGTCCAACTACGCTCTCGCCATCACGACCGACGATTCTCATGGTTGTTGATCCCTCAACAACATGCGCGGCTGTTACTACGATGCGTTGGCCATAGGCCACCATGTAAGTTCCAGATCCGTGGCCACTACCCAATAGAGACTCAACCTTTACCGCCGCAGCCCGCGCGCGGCGCTCCATCAGCGACAGGTTGCTAACATCTAAAATTTCACATGCGGTGCCGAAGTAGTTGGTCACCTCAACGGTCGCTGCAGCGGCGGGCGCAACCGGAGGAAAATCGTGTGCTATTTGTTCTAGAGTGTTGGTTGTGGGCGCACAGCTTCCTAAAGCTAATCCAACCAATGCGCTCAATACGCTTATGTACACCTTAGTCACGGCTAACCTCCGTGCTAATGGCCTTACATCACTAAATCACCTACTGCTCCCGCGGGATGCAACTGCAGCATACTACCTATCAAGCCCTTTCTGACTGACTGTGTGTCTTTAGTAACTAGAGCGCAGTAAGGCTTTGGGGGAAAAGTTGTTAAATTTATTTAATTATCTTGGACCAACGCTGTATAATGCGCGACTCTTGGAGAGTCGGCGCCGAGGTGTCGCCCCCGCCGTAAACACCGTACGCCTCTAGTCTCTTTCGGACTCGCTCTTTGAACGCTCCGTAATCAAAGTTGGCGTCTGGGCGTATCGCCTTCGGATTGACAAGCCACTGGGAAAGGTGTTGAATCTCGTCTAAGTATTCTACGAGAAGACCTAGTTCCTGTTTTACTTCCTCTTCGTCCTCGATGTCGGTGGGCTCAAAGTTGTTCTCCCAAACCATCTCAATACGAAGCGCGGCGGACTCAGAATACCCGTCCTGAACGCCGCGCGGAAAGACATCGACGCGGAGAACGCGCGGGTTGGGATACAGAGTGTCGTCAGCATACGACTGGGCATCCTGCTTGATCTCCCAGCGTAAGCGGTGAGTGTCCTCATCCACAATGATATCCTTGACGGGCCAGAAAACTTGGTGTCGCAGCATGACGCCTACCTCGGGGTCGCCGGCTTCCTCGGCGCGGTGCAATTCTAAGAAGGTTTGTGTGTTGGTTTCAATAGTGGGTTCAAATTGATTAAGTAGTTCGTCGGATTCTTCGGTCCACGACTCCTCGAACCTGATTTGCTTCGTCCCTTCCTTGCCATACTTTTTGACCAGATGCTGCAGCAGTTTGAAAAAACCTTCGCCGTCAGCGCTGCCGCGGCCATCCTCAAGAATACGTTCAACGCCCATGTTCTCAATAAACCAGTGAATATAAGGCCAGAGCTTTTCCGCCGGGGCTTTGTTGGCTTTGCCTTTGATTTGATAGAGAGCGGTACCGTCAAAGTCCATAGTGATCATGGGGTCGACACTTCGTCCTGTGCCGCGGCGCAAAGAAACTAAGGTCCCATGTTCCCCCTTACCACAGTGCCCCATCTTTTTGGCTTCAAAATCACAGTGATCACTTCTAATATCATACCAGAAGTATCCGTTATCAAACTCGTGGATTACTTGTTCTTCTGCTTTGGGGGGATTGGCGAGAATCTCTTCGGCAGCAATACCAGCCATCTCCAGTCCGCTCTCTTCTAGCAAGTCACTGTAAGACAGAGGATCTTCGGACAGAAGGAGCATGATGGGTTTGACCCACCTCATAAAGTAGTCACGTACACCCATTACCATACGATTGTCAACGTAAGAATCAAATCCTTTTATAAACGTGCGCTCAATTTCCAGTTTCTTAAGGTTCTTTATAAAGTTCTTTTTGAATATCTTTACGTCCGCAATGTTGGGGCTTTGCTTATCAATCTCTGCCCTGAACTTTATCAGTGGGGCAAGAGCCTCGGCCCAAAGCTCACCGAAGACTTCGTTGTCGTCAATTCCGCGCTTCTGTAGGGTGGTGCGCACCGCCTGCTTAAGGTGGCGCCTGATTTCATAAAGCTCTTCGCGCGTGAGTAGTTGGCTGTGACGCTGCGCTCTGACGCTCTTACCGATCCAAGTCAGCTGCTTGCCGGTGACGGGACCAAAGGCTTCGTCTTGTTGTCTTAGAAAGTGGGATATTGCAGGAGGCAAACCGGCAGCTTGTTCCATCGCCTCCTGCAATAACCATTCATTCCATTTATTAGATTGACGCAAATACATCAACTATAATTAGTTGTGTATATTACTTAATGGCAATCTCAATGGAAGTAGTGGGCGCCGTCTCACGGGGAACGAAAACGGACAGAATGCCCTGCTTGTAGTCGGCGCGGATGGAGGCTGCATCCACATCAGCCGGGAGCTTCCAGAAGCGAGTGAAAGAACGGTAGTAAACTCGCTCGGTCTTATCAGTATTCTCGTTGTCATAAGAAACATAAAGCTGGTTGCCTTCAATCTTAACATTCATGTCGCTCTTATCGAGGCCCGGGGCAACGATATCGATACGATACTCCTCATCAGTGGTGGACACGTTGGTGCGCACCGAATAATCATCAATCACAGCCGAGGTGGGCGTGGTGAAAAAGTCCTCACCGAACAGGGTGTCGATCAGGTTGCGCTGGTTTCGCAGCAGGTTGTTACTAAGAACGGGGTACATATTTTATCTCCTTGAATAGTAAGCTGTACCGCTTACATTGTGTATTATAACACCGGAGATCTAATTGTCAAGAGATTATTTTCACCCTTTTAAAAGAGTTTGAGAACTGTCTCGGCGGCTCAACTTGGAGGCAACAACTCTGACATCTCCTACTACTATGTGACTGGCGCTGGCGCCTCCCTCACTAATGGTTACCGTACTAAATCGATGGTTCGTATCTAGCTCAAGGGGTAGCTTCCCCTCTTTAAGCAGTTCCCGATACTGCATGGATTCCTCAATTTTAACTACAAAATTTTCATTTATCCAAACCTCACGAAGAGAAAATTCCCGAGGAGCACTTCTCACTATTTCAATAAATCTAATCATGGGTCGACCTATAATTTAAAAACATTCTGGTAGCGTACCGACCAGTCGCTTCCGTCACAGTATATTTTGAGATAGCCCTGAGATGGACATTCCATTACGACGCCCAACTTGGGCTCTCGTGTCTCCATTATACGGGACGGGATAACCATTTGACCTTGAGAGGTGGCGAACTGAGGGCATTCGACCAATTTAACTGCCTGCGGGATGTGCACCAGGTCTCCTACCTGATAATCATCCCTCATTGATACTTTCCTCTGGGGGTGGTGGCTGCCTTTCGTCGTGCTTCTGAAGACGAAGATAGTCATCGTACCCCTGCACAATGTCCAGCACCTCTCCTAAACGTGTATCAACATTAAGCAGAGCCTTTCGAAACTCCTCTATCATTTCGTAGCACTTATTTAGGTTCACAATTTCAGCGGGGACTTCCTGTGTTTCGGGGCGCAACTCCTTCTGCACTGCTGCAAAAAGACTCACAGCTTGCTGAAGATCCTCGGCACTGAGGTTTATAATCTTGGCTGCCTCCGCTAAGACATCCTCCTCATCAACTGTGTAAGATAGTTTTACTCTCATTTGTTTTTCCTTTCTAAAATATAGACTGCCAGAGGTCCGCTATGACAAGGCCTGCGGTAATCGTTCCTACGGTCCACAAAATCTTAGTGTTAAGATTCCTCCAGCTTTCTAGAGAGTCGAGGCGCCTGTCAAGGTGGCTGAGTCGTGCGTACAAACCTTTGTCTGGGTTGTATACGGCCTCCTTAATCTTGGAGATGTTTTCTGCCAGCTCATCTTGCTTGTCAAGCAAAACTTGCATCTTGGTCGCTACCTCAGCTATAAGCACAGCTAGCTGACCATGTTCTTCATCGCTCACCCTCATGTCCTCCGATCACCACTAAATAGGCCTACACCTGAACAATGGCATGCGAAGTTGTAATTAAGGTTCCCGCGGCAGATGCAGCATTTGCTAACGCCGTACGCGTTACTTTAACAGGATCGACAATTCCCTGTTCTAGGAGGTCTACAACCTCGTTATTACGAAAATCATACCCCCTATTGCCGCTCTCTTCGCCGATCGTATTTAAAATTAGATCGGCCGAAAGACCTCCATTGAGAGCCATCTGTCGAATAGGTGCACTTAGTGCCGTACGCACGATTATAATACCTGACCTCTGATCCTCATTTTCTGCCTCAAGCGATTCCAAAACTTCGGCGGTGCGCAGGAGCGCTACGCCCCCGCCTGCAACAATTCCTTCGGCTTGCGCTGACTTCACCGCCTCTAGTGCATCTTCGACACGATGTTTCTTTTCAATCATCTCTACTTCGGTTGGGGCGCCTACGTTAATTACAGCCACCCCAGCCGCAAGCTTGGTAATTCTCGTCTGAATCTTTTCACACTCCCGGAGATCTGCGGCCGCGCGCAGTTCCGCTTTCAAGAGAGATATACGCCGATCGATTTCTTCGTAGTCACCCTTTCCCCCAATTACAGTCGTGCTAGTCTTGGTAATGTCAACAGACCTGCACTGTCCAAAGTGTTGTAATTTAATGTCCTTAAGGCGGATTGTACTATCCCGAGAAATAAACTCTGCTCCTGTGGAAAGGGCCAAGTCAGCCAAGACGCCGCGACGGGCCTCGCCGTAAAAAGGGGCCTTAACGGCCACTATCTTTAAAGAACCTCGGACCGTATTCATAATAAGTGCGGCAAGCGCTTGGCCCTCAATGTCCTCAGCCACTATAACCAGAGGGCGCCCATCCCGAGAAATTATCTCCAACGCGGGGAGGATTTGTTCAACTGAATCTATTTTATTATCCGTGACGAGCACGAGCGGGGACTCATAATGCACTGCGCCTCTGCGCTCATCATTAACAAAGGCACCAGCAGCATAACCCGACTCCAGTCGAAACCCCTCAATTACATCCAACGTTGTTTCGACAGTGCGCGCTTCCTCAATAGTGATGGAGCCATCTTTGCCCGCCTTATCAACTGCAGTTGCGACCAGCTTTCCAATAGTTCTATCATTATTGGCAGAAATCGTTGCAATGTTCTCCACATCGGCTAGCGTCTCGATGTGAACTGCAGTATCTTTAAGGGCGCCGACGACCTTATTAACCGCCAAATCAATTCCACGCTTGAGTTCCACCGGGGAAGCACCAGCCGTAATATAACGCTGAGCGCCTGTTAAAATCTCTCTTGCAAGGACGGTGGCGGTTGTGGTGCCATCGCCAGCCATCACATTCGTTTGCGAGGTGGCCTGTTTCAGAATTTGAACCGCAGCGTTTTGAAATTCCTCGTCAACATGTACGAAAGCTGAAACTGTCACACCATCTTTGGTGATGATGGGTAGCTTTCCTTTTTCATGTAAAATAACATTTCTACCCTTGGGTCCCAAAGTGGCCCCCACATTATCGGCCAACAAATTAACTCCCTCTAATACTTTTGTATTCAACGCCGAGCGAGACTCAAACTTACATTCGGGCATACGTCACCTCTCTTTCTTATACTGTTATTATAACACACTTGTTTGAAATGTCAAACTATTTTTCTTCTTGAGCGGAAACAGCTTGGACTGCTTTGTCTGTAGCATTCTGCAACAGTTGGGCATCATTAATCGCTGCATCGCCGTAGGACTTGCGACTACCACCCTTTTCCCCCGCTCCCAAGAAGAATGTATCAACGTCATCAGTAAACTTCTGGAGTGTGCGATAAACCGGGTCAACCGTAGCCAAAAGAAGCTCAGCATAGTTCGCCCACACTTGCCGGAGCGCGTCTTCGCCCAGCGGGATCGTTCCTAAATCATTGTAGGTGGCAAGCTCTGATACCTGCTTCTTGCTAAGAGAAAACTGTTCGGGCTTCTGCGAAAATCCTCGCGTCTGCTTAAGCGCGTCGATGATCTTGCGTTTGTCTCCCGTCTGAACGGCAGCTGCGACAGCATTATACTGATCCGCGCCTCCATAAAGTTTCTGGATAACATTGCCCTTGCCGAGATCTTCCTCTTGGAAGCGCAACACAAATGGTTTACCTTTTTGGTTGGCAGTCAGTTCTTCATCCGGCAGCTTCATGGCGTCTTGAATATTCGGACGGCCGTCGTCTGGATCGGGCGTATGAATACGGCCACCAATTACGGCTTCCAGCCCCCTAATCTTATCTTCGGGCAAACCACTAAGAATCTTTCGCAGTTCCTCCACGCTCTTTACGGTATGCGACTTTTTTGAAAACTTCTTGAAGGGGTCGCCAAAAATCTTCAGGTAATCTGGAAGGGTGATAACAAACTCACTAAAGTGGAGTCCACCATCTCCAGTTCGACGAGCATCAAGATAAACAATTTCATCCTCCTGCTCGAAGTGGCCGATCAGGTTTTTCCACGACCCCTTAACGGCGGTCTTGGGGCCCAGCAGCTTAAGCGAATAAGACCTACCATTGAGAACCACATCCGTGATGGGCTTTCCCACCTGGCCCTCGGCTTCTTCCACATCAACAATCTGGACGGACTGACCTCCGAAGAGGCCTGCTAAAAATCCTTCAAAAATAAACCCGGCGGCTGATTCAGTAAACTCACGGCCTTGGCCAGCTAAGGTTGCCAATATTTCAATAAGAATAAGGGTAGATAAAATCTTACCGATGGAAGCTCCTTTCTCTGCCCCCGACAGGATGGCACGGAGACCATCCAGCTTCGCTGTAAGAGTGTTGCCTTCAATGTTTTTCATATAGCGTTCAATTCGCTCTCGGTCTTCGTTCTCGGGCTTGCCCCAATTCTCTGTGAACTTAATGGTAGGAAGCTTAATGTCTATGCTTCCCCGGTCTTCGCCCTCTTCTTGCTCGCGCAAAGGGATCCCCGTTGCTTCCATCGAATCCATCACCTCTTCAATGAGTTGGGCGATGGCTTCAAAGCCAAAAATGTTTCGGTTCTTTTTAAAGTGTGTCTCCACTAGTGCATCAATATCCATGGGTATTCCTCGTATGGTCAGTACTAATTAGATGATTTTATCAACAAGACCCATTTCTAATGCTTCCTGCGCTGAGAAATATTGATCTGTATTTTTAGAGAAAATCTCGTAATAATCACCAACTGAAAGATTGGAATTATCCGCGAGAGCTTGAATCATCATAGCCTCCACCTTTTTAAGTTCGCCAAAGTTGGTCCGGATTGTAGCATGACTGCCCCCCACTTCGCTAGAACAGTGATGAATCATGATGCGCGCATTCTTTGAAACATGGCGCTTGCCGGGGGTTCCGAACGCCAGGAGAGGGACCGCTGCCGAAGCAACACGTCCATACCCAAACGTCGCGATGTCGCGGGTGCCTTTCACCAATTCCATCAAATCATAAAGAACAAACATGTCATTCACAGACCCCCCGTTGGAAGAAATGAAGAACTCTACGTCAATCGGACGTGGCTCTTCCGCGTCGGATGCGGTGGGAAGTATCTTTCCTCCATTAAGTGTCAAGAGACCTAAAGCTATTTCTTTCATAGACTCTTCATTGATGTCGGTACATAGTCCGATTAGAGCGCTCTCTTCCTCTTCGGGAGTTTCCTCTTCCTCTTCGGAGTATTCTATTTCTTCTTCATGATCGGTATCATAGTTCATAATTTTTCTTTCTTTCTAATATTGCTGCCTGATGAGCCTCGTCCAGAAACCTCGTTGCTTCTTTCCAAGTAGTAAACGGCATAAAGGACCGAAATCGCGGTGGAGCGGCCATTTGTAAGGATAGTATAACTGATTCCTTCCAGTTTGTCAAGGTTCTTTCATCAACCTCTTGAAATTGCTTAATTTGTTCGGGGGTAAAGTCCGAAGCAACCATGTGCTTTCGTTTTACCTCTGAGAGGAATGCAACATCCTCCATGATCTTCACACACATTAGAAGACAATGGGCGACCACCTCTTGGGTGAAGCGCCACATATGAACCACTTCCAAAATACGAGTGAGATAGACACTAACGAATACTCCTAGCGCAAACCCCAACACCACAAAAACCATCAATTCACCATTAGTTACTTCATGCATTTAAACCTCATAAAAAAAGACTGTGGGGGTTACCCACAGTCTTTAGTATACGTTAGGAGGGCTTGAAAGTCAAGCCTTATTTTTACTTCTTGGTCAGCGCACTCTTAAGAATTCGAGCAGCAACACGCTTGGTGATCTGCTCCACGAGGTCGTCGGTGTTCTCGTTGGATTCCTTGTAAGTGGCCGCGCTCGAGTCGACGGAGTACCGGCTGGGACGTCCTATCTTCTGTGCACCGGAGCCGCCGGTTTTCTTATCATATGCCGTGCGCTTGGCAGATGTGACGCTCAGGTCTTCGATGTCCTTCTTCTCCTGCTCTTTTTCCTCTTTGCTCTTGCCGAAGCCTAAAACCTCTTCGAGTTCCTCTTCGCCAACTTCAATATCGGCAACGACATCGTCACCTTCCGGTGCGAACTCTTCCTCTGCCTCAACGTCGACCTCGGGCTCGTCTGCAACATATTCAGCTGAGACCTCCTCATTGGGGAGTAGGTCCTGGAGTGCGTCCTCGATGGCCGCTACGACCTGTTGAACAGTCAAAGTTGGACCGTCGCCCTCCACATCACCGACGTCGACAGCATCGGCGTCGAGCTCAGCATCAGCCTCAAGCTCATCGGCTTCGGCCTCTTCGGGGTGACCTCGCTCTAGATCGCCTGCAGCGTAGTCTTCGAGCGCTTCAGGATCAGCCTCCGCTTCAAAGAGAGAACCGTCGGCAGCTTCACCCTGACCGCGGCCATGGCCTGGGTTGGCGGTACCGTTCTTGGGGCCGAGAGCGCCAGTGCGGCCGGTGCGTAGCTCGTCGAGATCTTCAACAGCCTCGCTCTTTACGTCGACGAATGCATCGCCTTCGCCTTCTTTGCCCTTGGTACCCTCGGCACCTCGGACCTTGGCGCCCTTGCGGAGGTCCTGTCCTTCCTTCTCTTTCTTTGCGGTATCGTCTTCTTCGCCGGGATGCTCTTCGGACTTTTCACCCTTTTTCATCCCTCGGAATGCTTCAGTGCCACGCTTGGTCTTTTCACCTTTGGTGGTCTCACTGAGGCCGCTAACAAACCCTGGCGTGAGAGGCTGCAGGGATGCCAGCTTCATAAACTGGCGAATTTGTGATTCATTCAATAGATTCTTTTTATTATCTGACATCGTCGATTATCTCCTAACATATCGCGATTATGCTACTTTTAAATAGTATTTTCCCGCAGTAATGTCTTTTTTAATTTGAGCAACGTTGCGTCGACAATCTGTTTCGCACGCACCGTACTGATGTTGTGTCGGCGGCCGATCTCTTCCAGGGTCATCGGTCCATGTTTTGTAACCGCTATTAAAGTACAATTAAAATCCTCTTCATAATCTATATAAAGACGGCATTCCGTATTCGCGCAGCATTTCTTAGCCAAATAACATTCTTTAGCACAATCTCTCATAATTCAGGTAACTCCTCTTCCAATAGGTCAAATATATTCTCTACGTCCGCCTCACTCAAAGCCAACTCTTTCATTAAATTTTCCCCTGCCTGTCGTAATCTGCGTGATTTTAAAGCACGCGTTTTTGACTGGGTTTTCATTTCTACCTTAGCAGTGTCAAAAAATTCCATAAACAACTTATCTTGAGCCAGGTAAGACTCCACACACATTCTAAAAAATTGACTTTGGTTGCGAATCTGATCGTAGTAGAGCCTTATCTTGAGGTTCTCATGCAACTTGGAATCAATCCCAAATGTCAAAATAGAATAATTTTCTCGCGGGTCGCTCATTTTTTCAGTATGTGGGTAGAACTTTCGATCTGCCCACTTCCCGTCTGGCGTATGAACTTGGCCTTCTGTTGTAGTTCTGCAACGTTACGAGCACCAGTGTAGGACAACCCACTTCGGATCCCTCGTTCCAACTCATCCAACACATCCCGAACGGCGCCTTTGCATGGCACCGTGGTAGCTATCCCCTCTAGGGACGCCGTTCTCCCACGCCATTCTATTTGTGCATCTCTGCTAGCCATGCCCCGATAGGACTTAAACTTACCGTTGCGAGTATTGACTACATCTCCAGGAGCTTCATCAGTACCGGATAACAAAGACCCAAGCATAACAAAGTCAGCACCAGCTGCCAAAGCCTTGACAATATCACCAGAGTTCCGTATTCCTCCGTCAGCAATGATGGGCGCGTTCCTGTCTGATCGAGCACAATCAATAATTGTTTGAAGGCCCGGGACACCGTGGCCAGTCTGAATCCTAGTTGAACAAATAGAACCGCCACCAATATTACAGCGCATGCTATCGGCTCCCCAATCGACCAAATCATTATAACCCTCCAAGGTTGCGATGTTGCCCGCCATGAGGTGGACTGCACCTCCGAACACTTGCCGCAAGGTTGCCAGGGCCTCTTTCATTAAAATGTGATGGCCATGGGCCACATCAACACACAAAATTCTAACGCCGGCCTCGACGAGGGCACGTGCTCTTTCTAAATAGTCTCCTGTGGTGCCTATTGCAGCGGCCGCGTTTCCTCCCGCATAAATGGCTTGATCTACAATACCCACTTGTTGTTCAATTGTGTTATACCGATGAACCACAGCGAGGGCGCCCGCTTTCCACATGCTCACCGCCATGGCTGACTCCGAAACGGTATCCATGGGGCTGGCAATTATAGGCAGACTGAGATCACATCTATAATGGGGCGGTGCCTGACTAGAAAGATAACCACCTATTGTAACTTCTCGTCGCGTTTTGATGTCCGAATATTGAGGTTGCAAGAGAACATCATCATATGTTAGAGTCTCCTTAATTTTCATCCTACTACTTCCTTTCCGTTGACCAAAGTATACGTAAAGCTATTTCCAAACTTCTTTTCGGCACGACGGACAGTATTCATAAACTCTTTGAAATCCCCTTCGTTTTTAAAAACCTGGCATCCGGCGCTCCATTTGTCCACTCGATTTGAATTTCGGCCGGCTTTGTGTATGTTAACTCCGAAGTATCCTGTATCGAGGGTTGCCTGGGACATGTCATGCCGACGATCGCGGTCGGCGTCTCTCCAGACAGTAATGGGGGCGCCCTGCTGACAAAGAGCATCATACTTTCCTGCATGCTTCCCAACCTTATAGGCACCCCGATACTGACCAGGGCATAAAATTGCTGTCCCGTTCACGTTCATTGGATGAAGGAGCCAATAAAGCCCGGGGTCCGTGGTAATCTGATACGAATCCACAATCCAGCGCTTCTGATTGTCGCGATAGATAGTCAATAGAAAGTCATCGAACTTATTAACTCGACCATCGGAATTCCGTACCCCCACTATGTTAAGATTAAACGGGTGACCGCCGTCAAAAAATCCATAGTTTTTCTCATCAAACAGTCCTTTATACCGCGCCGCAATTATCTCAGCGTGGTGGCCTCTTATTCTTGACATTCTAATACCTCCGTCAACGTGTGCCAACAAGCTGGGCACGTTAGTCTTACTCTCTCTTCAATCACAGTTACTTGCCAACTTTTCACTGTTTCTCTGGTCCTCTCGAACTTTTCCTCACAAACACAACACTCTTTGGGGTGATCCAAAAAAGCAGCGGTCTGTTGTTTGAGTGCTTCCTGGGCGTCCTTACGCTGTTGCTTGCGCTTCTGGCGGTTCACCTTGCGAAGCTTCTTCACTTCCCTGTCGATCCCAACGCACCATTGCCGCGCTCTGAGATAGTGATGGGGTACCACCCATAAATGTCCGGAGAGTCGGACGCTACAAAGCGAGCATGCACCACCGGCACAATCACTGCTTGCGCTATCTTGTCACCGGGCTCAAGAAGCTGGGCCTCTGTGCCAATGTTGTGAAGGTTTACAAACACTTCCCCCTCATATCCACTGTCTACGACGCAGGCCCCAACCAAAAGCTGACGCTTGTGAGCGACACCTGACTTGTTTTTAATCTCCATCATGTAGCCATGAGGAATGCCAAATGTGCATCCAGTGGGAACCAGTATACTTTCGCCGGGCTCAATTCGCAGAAGGGTGGAGCGGACTTCTGTTGGTGTCCATCTCAAATCCAACCCAGCATCGCTTGGGTTCGCTCTAACAGGAGGAAAATCATTTCCTCGTAACATGTAATATTGTAAAATCATTTTATCCTAACAATCTTAGATTTCTTTTAATCGATCGGGTTGAGAATCCCCACGCTGGGTCGAAATCTAATTTACCCATGTAGGGACGATTCAAATGAATCCTATCCTTACCCTCTACTATACCCCAACATCGGAACTTTGTCAATACTGAATTTGAATCAATTACTGCAACAATCCAATAGGGCTTTCCGTTCTTTGTCTTCTTTCTAATAATCTCGCGCGGAATAAACCATACTAATCCTAGGTCAGGATCATAATCAGAGACCGGTGGCACATAGTTTGCCTCCAAGCGCTCTCTTACTTCTTCGGTCATTACCAAGTGCATCGGGAATATTCCAGTGAGCGTTGTGAGATTATCGATCTCTTCCTCAACACTGAAGTCTCCCTCGTCCTTGTACTCTTCGATATTCTCCAGGAACTTCTTCTTACTGTAGACCCGGTCGACTGCTACTGCAGACCAGAAGTGCTTGCGCCCGCTAAAGCGGTCGTCCATGAGATTGTTCAGCGCCCCCGAGCGTACCAGCACATCCAGTGCTTTCTTGTTCAGCTTGCTGTATACAATCTCGTCGTGGAATAAGAACTCCTCAATATCATTGAATGGCCGGTTGTCGACGATCTGCTGAATGGCAGCGTCTCCCAATCCTTTGAGTCCTGCGAGCGGTTGTACTAAGCGCTTCGGGTTGTCGGGATCGATCTCCCATACAAACGAAGATGTATTCACATCGGCCTCCACAATCTCAAAGCCGTTCGACTTCGCGATGTTGATAGCTTTCTCCTTACGCTTCTCCGGCTCCTTGTCCAAGAATGAAGCCATCCACTCTACCGGATAGTAATTGTATAGCCACGCGCACTGGAACGAGATTGCCGAGTACGAGATGGCGTGCGACTTATTAAAGCCATAGCCCGAGAAGTACTCAAACCTCTCCCACATATCCTCTCCGGCGCTGTAACGCATTCCTTTCTCGACGCATCCATTGATAAACTTCTGCTTGAGTTGGTTCTTGACCTTTGCTCCCTTACCCGTTCCTTTCTTCGTCAACACCTTCCGAAGCATGTTGCCCTCGTCTAGCGTCAGGTCTTTGCCGAGCCTATGCGCGAGTAGCGCGATCTGCTCCTGGAAGATGAGGAAGCCGTAGGTCTCCTGAGTTACGTCCTTCACCTGCTCATTGAGGTAATCAATCTCGTGCGGCATGCTCTTAGCTTGAATGTATTGCTCGTGCACGTTGGCCGAAAGTGGGCCTGGGCGATAGATTGAAGTGATGGCCGAGATGTCAACTAGTGACTTCGGCTTTGCGTTCGCGCAGAATTCCTGTGCCCGCTGTTCCGTAAACTGAAAAATTCCCGCGAAATTTGCTCGCTGAAAAATGTTTTTATACACGGCTTGATCATCAAAGTCGATAACATCCGGATGGAGATTTTCATCATAAAACTTCTTTACATCCTCGAACGTAGGCTCTTCCACGTTGTGGTGCCGCTTCAAGATGTGCCGAATTGCACCCTCAATCATGCGGAGTGTTGACAATCCCAACAAGTCAAACTTAATAAACCCGAGTGGCTCCAAGTGGCGAACGTTCTGCCCCTCGGACCAAGGCGACTGTCGCACCCCTCCTGAACTAATGATCGGCATGTGTTCGTTCAAGTCATCGGCGATCAATACACCTCCCGCATGACGGGAGCACGAACGAACCTGTCCAACCAATGCCTCCACGTGTGTTTTGATGTGAGGATACTTTACTAGGAAGCCGCGTAAGGAGGGCGACAGCTCCATCACCTCTTCCCAAGTCGGCGTATAAACTCCCGCCTTGATGCCGTGCTTCATCTTAGCTGCAGGGGTAGCTTCAAAAATCATACTGGATGTTACCTTGTTAACTTCAGTAAACTCAATCCCATAAAACTTTGAAATGTCCTTGATAAGAGACTTCAATTGCAACGTGTTCCAGTTTGAAATCGGAACAACCGAGTTCTTGCCCCAGTCTTCCATTAGCATTTCCTTGAGTTCCATCGGCTCTGCAACATCATAGTCAATGTCCGGATAGTCCGTTGCATCCTTACGCAAGAATCTCTCAAAAAGAAGTCCATACTTGATTGGGTCAATCTGAGTGATACCCAGAACATAGGCCACCAGAGAACCGGCTGCTGAACCTCGTCCTGGTCCCGTCAGTTGGACCTCGTTTGCCTTATCTGAAATGGCCTTCATAGTCAAGAAGTATTTGCTAAACCCTCGTTCGTCAATAACATCAAGTTCCTGACGCAGGCGGTCTACATAGGTTTTGTCGGTGTGAAAATTGCGTTCCCGCAACCCCTCCAACGCGTACTTCACCAAAGCCTCACTGTCGGTGGAACCAGCTGGAACCACAAAGTCTGGAAGTTTAACGGTGGTGTCGGGAACAAACTCCTCAATACGATTGAACGCAATATTGTGCGTCTCGGTGATCGAGTTCATTACAAGCTGGTCATCAT